ATTTTAGTAACAAATGCTTTATTTAAATTTATCGTTCCACCTTTCATTTCCTGAGGAAACGTATTACCTGAATTTACAAATTCCAATTCAAGACTATTTTCTAAATTACCATCATTTTTCAATGGGTTTACAAATTTTAAACCTAAGTTATCATTTCCAAGTGATGCAACTCTTTTAAATGTTCTTTGCATATTATAAAAATCACGTAAATATCGTTGATTATTATCTTTTTCTTTAATTGTATCAACTGCTAATCTTACTTCTAGTTTACTTGGTGATATTTCATGTATATAGTATTTATATTCTTTTATAAATAAATCATCACCAATTCTAGCTATATCTGCTTCATTATTTGGGTCAAACTCTCCAATATATCTCTCATTATTTGCATCAACTAATATATTTTCATATGAACCGGCAACTTTTCTTAAAAAATTATATTTTACAATATAACGACCTTTTTCATAACCCATCTTTCTTAATATAGTGCCTGTTTTTAATCTTATTTTTTCCGCCCCTTCAATAATATAATCTGAACTATCAACTACAGCACTTTCTAAAAAATTTTCATTTTTATCATATATTAAAACTTCAACGTAATCATTAGGATTAGTAGCAAACTCTCCCCCTAAATATGCATAGTCAATACTAGTTAGATCAATATTTTGTCCAGTTTGTAAAAGTTCTAAATCGGTTTTATTTAATCTACTCATTAGTCTACAGGTTCTCCATCTGGTATTCTATCAAGTTCAGCAACTGTAAGTGTCTTTAAGTCTGTATAGTTACCACCCGTTCCATAAAACGAGGCGTTATCCGAAAAAATTCTTTTTTGATTATTCTCTATTCGCCATTTTCTAGTATCTGTTGTTATATTATTTGTTACTGCATCACCATTCACAATTCCATCTGGTAATGTATCCGCAAATTGTGATTCTGATAATTCTGATATGCTTCTGTCTATAATTTTTTCTAAATTACTATTTTTAATATACTTTTTTAATGAAAGCCTATTTACTGTAAATTGATTTTGTCTTTTATCAGTCTCTACATTTCCATCATATAAAAATGAATACAAGCTATGATTCACATCTGCATCTTCAATTCCCAATCCAGTAAATATATCTTCGAATGAATATAACACACCATCTTTTCTAAAATTGACTTCTGACAAGTCTTTCATATTAGTAAGATATACATCTCTTAACTTTGAGATAAAATCTTTATAGAAATCAACATTTTCCAATTCTTGTTTTGTGTAAGGCATTATAAGGTTACCTTAAATGTAAATCCTTCGTCAAAGTATTGGTCTGTTTCATCACTCGTACCACTACCACTTACTACTCTATATCTAAGAGTATAGTATCTTTCAGGTTGGTATCCATCTAACCAGAGATTAAAATAATTACCAGTTGAATCACAACTTAATAATGAACCAGTACCAAAAGGAACTACGACATCATTAGTTTCAGCATCTGCAATTGAATAATATGAAGAACCACTTGGTAAATATTTTACAGTTAAATTAGATGGTGTTGTTGAATAGGTTTTATCTGGAAACCTTTCACGCCCAACAACTCTAAAACGAGCTTTCGACTTTTCTTTATATTCTGGTCTCAGTCCTTTCATATAAAGAACCATGTCCTCTAAATTAGTTTGTGTTAATGGTGATAATGAACCTGTATTCCATTTGGAATCGTCCCACACAACTTCTAAAGTTGGTGGATATTTAGTATGAGTATCTGATGAAAAGAAAGAAAAATTACCAAATCTATCTGTACTGCCTTCATCACTTCCAGTATTTGCATTAGATATACTACCACTTCGTTTAATCATAAATCCTTCATTTAGAATCGAACCACTTAACCAAGCATTAACAATATCAGTTACTTCCATCCTCATATCTGAAGTCTTATGATTAAATCCAAAGTTACCCTCATATCCACTACCAGAATACCATTGACCTCCAGATGCACTAACTGTATTAAGCCAAAGTTTTCCATTAACTTTACCATGTCTATATATCCAACTTGCTCCTTCTTTAGATATTGGATCATCATATGTATGACCTTCTCCCATTGTCCAAGAACCACTTATTGGATGTGCGTACAAACTTTGAGAAACTGCTAAATTACTTGAACGAGCATCATATAAATTTAAATAATATCTTGAACCCCATCTACTAGTTGTACTTGGTGTTGGTATTAGATTGGATACTATCGAACTAGAAATATAACTTAAATCGAACTTTATTAAAATCCTAGAAGCGTTTACTATTGCTCCAGTATCACTAATATCTTTTCTTACTTCTAATATTTCATCTAAACCAGCATTTAAACTACTACTAGCTTGATAAATTGTTGTGTCCTTATCTGCGAATAAAAAATAATGCATCTATTTACTCCACTATACCTAAATTATCACCTAAAACTCTACCTTGAATATCTGAATTAGGGAATTTAATTTCAAAAATACTCGGATCTAACGCTGGATATAATATATTTTCTATCAATCCACTATTAATGTCATAAAAATTACCTGAATACCCGTCTTGTATTTTATATTTATTTTCAATTACAATTGTTTGGGGTGGCGTAGTATTATTTTCCTTTGGTGCTACTACTGAAGCAACCCCGTCAACTAATGACAATTCGTATGCTATATCTGATAATATTATTGGTTGACCAATTTGCCACCTATCTATATCAAAGAAATCTTTAATTGAGGCTATACATCTAAGAAGTACATCATTCTTGTTAAATCCAAGTTTTGTTAAAATTGCAAAATTAACTGAGATGTTTATAATATAAGCATCTTTAATATTAATTGCATCTGTTGCCAATCTATATTGTGATATATAAGTTTTTAAATTTTGTTTTACTGTTTGATTTAACGGTGCTAAATTTTTATTTGCGTTATATCCAAGAGTGTATAAATTCATTGCCAATGGATTTGGTATTCTTACCGAAACTGATTTGATTGTTTTACCAACATCATCCGATGTAATCAAACTGTTTTGATTTGTTAAACCTAAAGATTCATTAAGTTGATCATCTTGTACCATAAATGCTTTAGCTATATTACCATACTTGGCTGGTAGCGAATAAGTTCTTACAATGTAATCATCTTTAGTAACAGCTCTTTGTTGTGCTTGATAATATGCAAGTGCACTTTCACGAACTTCTCTAATACTTTGTCCAGCAGATCCACCAGTAGCTGGTAATGGATTTGTAACTGCTAACGAATCTTTAGCACTTTGTACTAATGTTGCGGACAATAATGCATCTTGTATATCAAAACTTACACTTGATACCTCTACAATACTATTTGCGTTAGCATTATCATTAATACCTCCACCATGTGCATATTTAACTGTAAGTGTTGTATTAGATGGTGCTAACCCAAAAGCTTTCGTTTTTAAAAAATTTGAAGGGTCAAATGCTTTCGTTAAATATGATGGACTTCCTGGTAATGTAGAACCAACACTATCTGGATTTGGTATAATTTCTTCATCTGGATTATCTGATGTGCCGGCGCCAAATCGTAATATTGTTTTATCTTTCTCATCTATATATGTAGTAAACCTACGAGAAGTTTTCTTTAATTTCAAAATATATGGAGCAGTATCTGCATTGATAACTGATGTTGGGTCATTGGTTGAATTATTTTCCATATCCTCAAATATTGTATCTCTAGCTAAAGAATCTACTTCATACCATTTATTATTATCACTATCTGTTACTGAAATTATTTCTATAATATCTGTATTAGATAATTTAACTTGTGAATATTTTTCTGCTGAAGTAAAATTAAAAGTTTCTGAAACTATTGTACCACTTTCTACTTTAACTTTTTTCTTTAATAAAAATTTTGTTGGTGTAGAGCCATCTTTTTCGTATATAGTAGTTTCACGCGGACTATATGAACTTGTAAATTTAAAATTACAATCTTCTAATGTTCTAAATGTTGTTCCACCTTCATTTGATTTTACAGTCATTCCAGCTTTCACATTTAATGCATATCTATAATCTGGTTTATTATTTACCGCAGGAATTGTTTGAAATACATCTAACACTGCTGTAGCTGGTGAAGTAACTTTTGGTTTATAACCAAATGATTGTGCCACATTATAAACATTTCGTTTTTCTTCTGCATATGCTAACAATGATTCTCTAAACTGAGAATCTATATAATAAGAAAGTACATCACCAACATATGCTGCCATTTCTATAAACATCATACCAGGTGAAGCTTCATTGAAGTCATTATAAGTGTTTGGAAAATATTGTTTAGCAAATTCTATAAGATTATCTCTAAAATCACTAAAATCTTTATTAAGATAATTTACTTCTTTAACCATGTTCTTTTTTATACTTGTTCGAGCCATTTATATTTCCTATTTAAGTTATTGAATCAAATGCTACTAATACAGTATTTTCTTTAAATGATTCAATAGTAATTGAGTACTTTATCTGCACGTAAATTTTGCTTTTATCTCCATCATCAGTTAAAACTTCTATTTCGTTTATAATGATATAGGGTAGCCATTGTTCAACTGTATTATTAACATCTAACTCAATTGCTTCAATTAAATTTTCATCTACTTGTTCAAAACAAATTCTTCTTAAATTAGTACCAAACTCAGGTTGGAATGGTCTTTCTCCTCGTTGAGTTAAAAGCAAATTTTTTAAATTATATTCTGCTTGTTCATACGTAGTTTTCGTTAATTCAAAATCTGTATTAGTGCCTTTTCTAATAGGATATGTTAATCCTATATAAGCATCTGGATTTAAATCTAATTCTTTAGCACTTGAAGCCATTTACATTATCCTTTTTTATTCATAGCTTTCATTAAACCACTATAATCTCTTGTTAAAGCATTTGTTACGTGTTCAGGAACTTCTTCTAATGATTTACCTGCTTTTTGAAGTGTATCTACAGCTACCATATCTCTTTGTACCTCTTCTGATTTGCCGTAACCCATAAGTTCACTCATACGTGAAGTATCAAAAGTTCCACCACCCATAGTTGGATATTCACCTTTTTGTTTTTGTGATTTAATTAAACCAACAGTTTCATTTAAGACACTATTTAAAGATTTATTTTTAGTGAACTGTTTTTCTTTTTTTGGTTTTGAAATCCGTGGAGTTATATCTTTTAACTGAGTATTAGTCTCCTCTTTTATAAATATCTTTTTTATTTCTTTTTTAACTTCTCTACGAACTGCTTCTTGTATGATTTTTTGTAACTCTTGCTTAGTCATAATTAACTCCTTACAGGTTTTTTATTTTTTCTAATGTTTCTAATTTTTCCATATCAACATCTATATTTGATATATCTGGTTTTGGTATTTCAGGTAATTCTACTTTAGGTATTTCTGGCATTTCTGGTATCTTAGGTAAATCTGGTAATTTAAAATTTGGATCTGCCGTCATTACTTGCATATTTAAAAATTCTTTATTTTTTACTTGTCTTACAATATCTGCTGTTCCTTCAGCGATATCTTTTAATGCTTTAGGATTAGATGTAGGTAATTGTGGTAACCCTGATAATACTTTTGTAAGTGATGTAATTAATTCAAATAGTTTTTGACCATTAATTGTTGGTATAAATACTGCTCTTGGGTCGCCCATTTTTATAGTTCCAGCTTTTTTAGCATTTATAAAAACTGAATCGCCTTCTAAATGTAAATCTTTTGATGCTCTAATATTAACATTTCCATTTCTACCATTAAATATTAATTTATCTGAATTTATAATAATAGAATTACCACTTGCTTCTAAAGGGTTAAATTTATTATTTGAACTATTTATAAGATACTTTTTATCTGTAGATAAATATATAGAATTTTTATCTTTATTAATATCCTCTGGTATAGGTCCTCCACGATTAACTACATTTTTTAAACTTTTTACATCAGGTGTATCTTTTTCTTTAATCGTACCTTGTACATCAGTTCGTTGTCCAGACCGAATTTTTATAACTGGACTATTATCGTTACTTCCTAAATTTATAGAATTACCAAACCTACCATGAAATATTAAATCACCTTCATCAGCTTTTACTTGTCTAATAGACCCATTTCTTTCAAATCTTTTTCCAAATTTTGCAAGTGTAGTGGGTGGTGTTTCTCCAGTTCCTATATAACTTATACCAGGAACTGAATTTTCATTAGGTGAATTAAAACTGTTTAATGTATTCCAATAATAACTTTTACCATTATAATTAGCTACAACAACTAACTCACCAACAACAGGATAGTTTTTTATTTTAGGATCTATTGGTCTTACTAACTGTGGTCCATCTTCTGGTTTTATACTTTGAGCTTTATTAATTACAAATCTACCTGCTACAGCACCATAATAAGAATAATCTGGATGGCCATCTTTTTGTTTTGGTAAGTCTTCATAATCAACTAAAACTTTAGTTACTTCAAACGTTTCTAATTCATAAAAATCAAACTGTTGATTATTAATTTGTTGTTTAATTAGACTAATTACTTTACCAATTGTAGGAACACCACCAGGTATACTTGTAGTTGTATCCTGAGATATTTTTTGTCTATATGCCATTTAGTTAGCCTTTTTTACTGAATCTATTTTACTATGTATTTTATCTGATTCTATTTGTATATCTTTTATACTATCTTCTAACCCTGTAAGTAATTGTTCTTTTTCTTTATCTGATAACCCGAATTCATCTTCTGAACCTGCTTTGCTTTCAGCAGAAATAAGTCTTTGAACAATACCAGCCATCTTAACAAGTTGGTCATCGTTCTTAACGTTTATTTCTAAATACTCTTTAATCATAGGAACAATTTGAACTGCTGTATCGCCGTCTTTAATAAACTGTACAAGTTCTTTTGTTAGTACTTCTAATTGTTTTCTATTAAATTTTGTATTATCATAAATGTCTTTAAATAATGATGATAGTGATTTACCATCAAAGATTTCATAATCTATGGCCATAATTTACCTTAAATGTTATTACTCAATTATAAATATTATATAACCTAAAAACTTCAATATATAAATATATATTGAAATTTATTATTTATCGTTATTATAATTATTATTGAAGGTTTCTTGGTTGCGAACTGTGTTAACTAAGGAGCCTTTTTGTTTCTAACTAACGGGAGATAACCATGAAGGAAATCGTAACAATGGTCAAAGGATATGTAGATGACTTAGCTCATCTATTATTATCTTTTGTTGCTATAGGTGCCGTTTCTGAAGTAATATTTGGAAGTGGTATCTTTGGTGTCAACGTTATAGGTAACCTGACATCCATCATAAACAAGTTTGGCGAATCGGGTTTCGCCGGACTCGTCGCCTTGTTGGTGTTGGTGGGTTTATTTCGTAAGTAGGTACGGAATAGTTTGATAGTCCTACACTATCAGGCACATAAAAAGGGGAACTTTTAGTTCCCCTTTTTTATTTGTGGAGCTGACAGGATTCGAACCTGCGACCTCTTCCGTGCAAGGGAAGCGTTCTCCCAACTGAACTACAGCCCCATACTTAGTGTCATAATATACAACTAAAACACAATACGTGTCAAGTGTTTTTTTGACACAAGTTTACTTGGGTGAAAAGATTTTCTTTGCACCAACCATTACATTCTGAAGAAAAGAATTAGGTTCCACTCTTGTAGCCCTACGTTTAGTAACCTTCTTCTTCCCAACTTCTGCTCCCATTGGTTTCACTTTTTTCTTTGCTTTTGGCATCTTATATCTCCTTTAGAATATACTTCCCGTATTTGAAGTATCTATTTGTCCTGTTACATTAAATTCTGAAATCATATTGTAGTAAAACTTTTTCATTTGATTTACAACTCGTGTAATATGTTGAGTATTCGAACCTGTCATTTCTCTAATCATAATATATAAAGCTTTCTTATTAAAGTTTTCTATATTTTCTCGTTTACGAAATAGTTCCAAAACTGCATCTGCAACTAAAATATCTTTTTGTCTACGAAAAATATTAGTAATATTATTTTCCCAATAATCTAACATTTGGTTTACAAATTCTCTATTAAATTCGCTTGCTTCGTCCTGTACTGTTTCTGAACGTAAATTTCGTTTGAAGTCTAATACATCAAGTGCATCATGTATTTTCATTTTTTTATAGTTGTTGTTATTATTCAATATCAAATAATTTTTTCCGACTATAGAAAAATATGAAAATGCTCTACCTTTATCTGGTTGATATTTTGACATCTGCATCACCATAAAAGATACAACCTCATGTTTAACTTCTTCAAATGGATAATCAAAATAATAAAACTTAAAAGTATGAATTAAATTCTCAGCCATTTTATCAAAAGCAGCATGTATATGTTCACGATAAATTCTATTTTTTATCGTAGGATTATTTGTTTCATTATAACGTATAATTGCATCTTGAACTGGTTGTCCAAAATACATTTTACTTTTTTTACGTCTTTTTTTAACTGACATTTATTCTCCTTTTAAATCATTTAATTGTTCAATTGTATCTTTTATTTGTTTAAATATTGTACCTACTTCATCGTCTGATTCAAAATGACCAGTAGAGTCTATATTTTGTAAATCTTCTTGAATATATTGAATTCTACGTGTAAATGTTTCTACCCAAGTCTCTAATAATTCAGCTTTTCTAAATAAATTCCAAATCACATACCCTTCTGTAAGAACGAAGAGTCCTAATATTATTTCTAAAATCATTACTTATCTCCAAATAATTCATCAAATAAATCTTTTGATTTTTGTGATAAGATATCGGGTGTTTCTTGTTTAGTTACTGCCTCTTTAATATTTTTAACTGATTCTTCTTCTTGTTTTATGCGGTCTACCTTTAACTCTGGATGTAAAATTTCTGAATAATTTATATCAGAATCTTTACTAAACATATATTGTTCTTTTTCCCAACGAGTTGCTAAACTATCTGCATTATGTAATAGATAAGGTAAATTAGTTTTTAGATTTTTATTTTCACCAAATCCCATATAGTAACCTTTATTAGCTTCTTCATACATTCCATCTGTTAATCTTAAAGCTAGATATTCTACTTCACTCATCTTAATATCAAACTGACTTAACAACCATACAGACCTATCTGTTACTGTCATATAATGTAATCTCTTATCATAATCATACATCTTACCTTGATTTATTCTATGCCATTCTGATTCATTAGGTATATAATAATCATAATCTAAATTACCTATTTTACCTAAATCGTGATGTAGTGCACAAAACACTATCGCTTCTTCATCATATTCTGAAGTATGTAATTCTAATTCTTCATACGTTCTATATAATCTTAAAGCAAATCTTGTAACGTTTAATATATGACATATATAACCACCTGGAAATGCGTTGTGATAATACACTACTCCACTTGCTGGTGCAAACATCATTCTATCTTTAAAATATTCATACATTTTTAAAATGTTGTCTCTACGTTCGCCTTCAAACGTATCGTTAATTAATTCAATTACTTCATTCCATTTATCTTGTAATTGTTCTGGTGTTAGTTTCATTTTATCTCCTTAAAAGAAATTATGTGTAGTAATAGTAGGTTCTTTTTTAGTATTACTCATTTTTGTATATAACTGTTTATATTTTTCAAAGACTTGACCAGGGTCTTCATTTTTTACCATTTCATCTATTGAATGTAATACTTTATATACTTCTCTATCTATGGCTTGTTTCAAAATATAATCGTGTCCATAAACCAATTCAGTAACCATTCTTATTGCATCTTTAAATACATAAAAGTTGTGTAATCTCATTCCCATAGTACATTGTGTATTCCAATCTGCAACATCTTTCCAAGAAACTAATCCTTTAAGTACATCATCAAATGCTGTCATTCTAGGCCAATCTTGATTGGATGTTTCTCTAAACCAATCTATAATATCTGGATTATGCTTTTCATTAGGAAAATTTAACGATTCAAATGTACCTTTCTTAATACTAAATCTTGTATAATATGTACCAAAAACAACAGCTCTATCTGGTGAAGAACTATCTGTAGTTACAACTATCTTAGAACCTATATCTTCTAAAGATTTTTGTAATTGTATCAACATTAAAAAATCTCTAATCTTAGAAGTACCTAAAATATGAAAGTACTCATTACGTGGATTTAAATGTTCTTTACCCTGTAAAAGAGAATAAACTCCTGACATAAACCGATAAAGACTTCCTCCAGCACCACCAATACCCCAACCATTAAAGTCAAAATCTTTTACTTGATTATACCAATGTTTATAGGTATGTTCATCGTCTCCCTGTACAACATTTAGAAATTTTGTTGACCCATCTTGTTTCTCTTGAAAATATTTAAAGTTGTCTAAACTAATATCTAAACACTCTTGAAATTTACCTTCATTCTTTAAACGGGGCGGTAAGTCTAAGTTCATAGCTACATCAGTATTTACAGATAACCAATTAAAAATTTTATCTCTATATTTTAAATCCCATTTTAAAGCTCCAGAAGCAAATTGGAATCCACCCGAATCACCCATTACAAGATTATCATCAGTTAATCCCATTTTATTTTTATAATCTTGAACTGACATATGAGCGCCAGCTGTAATTAATAATTGTTTATGTTGAAACTCTTTAGGAAATTCATCAGTATAAAATCTAATTGTCATACCATTTCTAAACTGATGATTCTTTACAAAATTAGAACCCATTTCACCTGCTGAGAATGATGGGAAATAAATAAAGTTAGTTTTAATCACGGAACCACCTTTCTATAGCTTCTTGATAATCTCTAGCCACTATAGGAGGTTTAATATCACCATATATTACATCTGATACCATATTACATGCGTCATCAAATGTATCATATAAATATTCTTCACTATACAATTCTGGATAAACTAATCTATTTGGAAGTATGGGTACGCAACCCAAATAAACTGCTTCTGCAATACTATATCCAAAATTTTCTTGAAGAGCAAAACTCACAACAACTTTTGCTTTAGCTAATAATTCATAATATTCTTCTTTAGAAAAATTATGTTCAAGTGTATTAATAAACCTAATATTATTGTCTCCAATTTTATCTCTCATTTGTTTAAATAACCAAGGTTGTTTCTCATCAACATTTCTACCTGAAAATATTACTATGTTTTCTTTTTTAACCGGTTTAACTTTATCTAAATTTTCTGCATCTAATGGAAGTCCAGTTGGAATAAGTTTATCGGGAATTATCATTCTCTTTTTTACAATATCATCTTTTATGAAATCACTACCACAATAAATTTCATCAGCTATATCAAATAAAATATCTTCAAAGTTTTTAGCCCAACGTTCCATATCTCTAACAAAATCAGTATCAGTCCAGCTACCTGCATGAATAAGTCCTCTTAACTTTACATCTTTCTTGGCAAAATAATTCATGTAAGCTATACTTTCAGGTAAACCTGGATGCCATAAATCAGAACTCCAAATAATATCACCTGAATCAATTGTATCTTCACGATATAATCTAGCTACTTCTGCTATTTGAGCAGCTTTAAATCTAATTGTAAATTCTGCATCAAGAAAACTTCCCGCTTTCATTGTTTGTGGACTTGGTATATCAGGATATACTCTAATATATTCTTTTCCAGATTCATCAAGATATTTTAATATATCTCTATCCATATGAACTGTATATCTACTTTCAATATGTTCTAATGGTAAATAAATTATTTTACTCATATATTTCTGCTCCATTTTCATTATCTTCAAATACTGAACAATAAGTTAAATCAAATTCTTCTAATAATTCTTTTGCTAACATCTCACACGATTTTGCTTTAAAATTACACAAGTCATATTGTTCATCATAATATTTTTCTTCTAAATATTTTTTTATTTTTCTCTTAAATACAATAAACTCTACATCTCTATCATCATGAAAAACTTCCTTTTTCACCTCAATATGAAATATATGTCTATGAGCTGATTCTAGATATACCATTGTGGGTTCATATTTACTTGCTTCTGACCACCAGTGTAGTCCTTCAACTTGTAATCTGCATATTATATTTGTTTTCATTTTAATTCTCCCAAAAAGAATGTTCTATGGGTTCAGGTGCAAGTATTCGTAAATCTTCCCTTTTCTTTTTACTATCACGTACAAATGCATTGGAACCACGTGTTCTATGATCACCCATCTTTTTAGTCTTATATGCATGGTCTGATTTACACAAAGTTTGAGTATTCTCTGGTGTGTTATTATAATGGTCACCATCTATATGGTCCAAATCTAAATCTTCTGAAGGTAGTGTTCCAGTTTCTCCGGCCATATTAATTTTTGTTTTATCGTGTTGAGTAGGACATGGTCTTCCTAAACGTTCATCAAGATAATTTTCACAATAATCTTTTTTGATAGGTGTTACTCCTTGTTTATATTTGTAATTTTTATACTCTCCCCCAATGTTGGCATAATGACAATTCTGACAAACAGGTCTATATATAGGTTTACCAGTATCAGTATATCTTATTAAATGTACTTCACATACACAACCTTCATTTACACATATAGGTCTATCAGGGTCTTTTTTATATCTTTGTTGTTTTTTACGTTGTGGTTGTTGTAAATAAAAATTAGAAGGTATTTTATCTTCACTCATTTTAAATAATCCTGTATTTCTTCTGAATTAGTTGTTTCCCAAGGATAAACAATCCATTTATCTTCTTTATATAAAACTGAATAATCTGGTTTAACAATACTTCGTTTGTGTTCGTGAATTGTAACATAATATGCTTTATTACATACTTCTAAATTAATATATCTATTTAAAGTATTTCCAGTATCTGCTATATCATCAATTATAATAAAATCTTTATCATACATATTATTTAAATTAGT